CGAAGGGACTGAGTCTGCTAGTGAGGCTCTCCGCCTCTGTTAGCCCTCAAGCTAACGACTAGCCTTCGTAATCCTGCTATACCTCTAAAGGTAAGCTCATCTGTGAGGTTTGTGACACCTATGGTTAACCCGGTAACGGGGCCATTAGCCACTACACAGCGGACCAGCTTCAACGGCGCTTACAGTTGGATACGGAGTGGGTCTAGGTACAGGCAAAAGCCCCCCTATAACCTTAATCTCCCGTACAACATGTGGCGGCGCCAAGTCCTGGTCGATTACGGAGAAGGAGTCTATTCCTGGAGAACCAACCAAAGGTCTCCAGATGACTTCGACGGCCGGGCTCCTGCCCGTGCTGAGGATCTGTCTCCTAATAGTTATGTCTTAGCCCGCAACAAGGCTCGTAGCTCATTCCACGGAATGATGCAAGAATCTCTTGACGGGTTGACTGCGTTAGTAGAACTGAAGAAATCTTATGGCATGCTAGCCACGAGATTTCTCCAGGGACGGAACCTAATCCGCGCTGTGAAGCGCGGGCGATGGGCAGACATTTCAGACGCTCTAGTTGACATCACTGGTTACCGACATCAGGCCGCCGCAAGGCGAGCCTCGAAGGTTCGGGAAGCTGGTGGCTCCCTCGGGAGTGCGATGCTAGAAGTGTACTTCGGATGGGTGCCTATCTTGGCTGACATTCAGGCGGCTATGGAGAACCTTTCTAAAGAACCGCCCTACGGGGAGGTTAAGGGGAAGGGGAAATATGGCCCCTGGAATTCTGCTGGGAAGCAGAGAGTCGGCAACACCACAATTCAGTGGTGGGACACCGGAGAAATCCGTGTCAAGTGTGGGGCTGAGGTGTGGGTTGACAACCCTAATCTCTACTTTGCCAACAAGTTTGGCTTGGTGAACCCCCTCGCGACTGCGTGGGAAGTCTTTCCGTGGTCTTTTGTAATTGACTACTTCTTCTCCGTTGGGGACTGTATCGAGGCCATGTCTTCGGACGTTGGCCTTAGGTACGAGAATCAATGGAGTGTAGAGATCACGAAGACGACCAAGTCCTACATCGAAGATTACCTTCAACAAGGAATCTCGGGGTGGGGCCGTCACACACTCAGTTCCATTTATTGGAATGTTACGCGAAGTACTTCTATACCCTCCGTGAGGTTAGGGGTGAAGGAATGGAGTTTTGGAAAAGACTACTCGCGTGTGGTTACCTCTTTATCCTTACTGCTTCAGCAGTTAAGGTGACATCAACTTAACAGGAGCTAATATGCCCCAGATGGCTGACATCATCGTCAAGAAAGCTGACGGAACCACCAACATCACCTACTCTCAGCAGAGTCCCAGCAGTGGTGATAAGACCCCCGCAGTCTGGAAGTCGCGTACTGCCGGTACGGCAATCGCTTTTCAACCTGAACTGCGCGTGTCCGCTCAAGGCGGATCGGGGCCCATCGCACCGGCACAGAGCGGCCCGGTGCGTCGCATTAAAGCGACGTACTACTACCCGCAACTGGTGACGAACACGACCAACTCGGTCACGTCCGTCCATCGCCAGGAGATGGCTTCTGCCGACTTCACCGTCCCGGCCGACATGGCCGCGACAGACGTCGCAGAAGCGGCTCAACAGTTCGCCAACCTTCTCGCGTCTGCACTCGTGCAGGCTTGCGTGAAGGAAGGGTACGCAGCCTCCTAAAGGCTGCGTCCGTGGGGGCAGTCAAAGCCCCCTTCTTCACACCCTCCAGGGTGTGAGTAACCGAACTGGAGAACCAACTCATGACAACAGAGTTGCTTGAGTACGTGCTTACCACACAGGAAGCACTAAGCTGCCCACGCGCCTTAACCGTGGCCTTGATGGCACGGCATGGTATGTGGAGCGCCATAGCTGAGCTAGACGCTAAGCCTGAGGATTACTGTGATGCTGAAACGTTCTTTCTCGCCACCCAAGCAACCTCTTTCGTCTCAAGTTTGGGAACCATACCTGGTTCCGGACCTAAAGACAGGGAGGCTGCCGCCATTGCGAAATGGCTGGATTGCGAGCGAGCGTGTGCGAGATCCAATCTCCGTTTGTCTAAGTATCTCTATAACGAAGGTGATTCACCTTCAGATGAGCGTGTCTATTCCTTTCTGGAAGTGGCGCGGAAAAAGATACTCGAGATGATCGGGATGCGACCTCCTGCTACCTGGGAAGGTAGATTTGGCCCCGGTGCGACCGTCAGCGATAAATCGGCACTGGTGACAGTGCCCGATAAAATTTCTTCCGTTCCAACCTTCACTAGCAATGCTCTTTTCTATTTAGTCCCTTGGTCGGGGACCAAATGGGCGGCTCACACCGCGAGCGTTGAGAAGACCCCCCAGGCTGTCCGAGGCAACGTGTTCTTCACGGTGCCTAAGACTGCTTGGATTGACCGTCCTTGTGCGAAGGAGCCGTCTCTCAACGGTTTCTATCAACTCGGACTGGGGCGAATTTTGAAAGCCCGCTTGAAGTATGCGGGTCTGGATCTTTTCGGTGGGAAGATTGTCCATATGCGTAAAGCACAGGAAGCGAGTGCCTCAGGGCGCTTCGCAACAATCGACCTCTCTTCTGCCAGCGATACCATGTGCAAGGCTCTTGTAAAGCTCTTGCTCCCAGAGGCGTGGTATGATGCACTTGCATCACTCCGCTCTCCAACGACGAAAGTCGCCGAGAAAACTTTCTATCTTGAGAAGTTTTCCTCTATGGGTAATGGATTCACGTTCGAGCTCGAAACACTTGTCTTCACAGCCATTTGTATGGCCTGTGGCCCGGACCTCCTACCGGGAGTCGACTTGTTCGTTTATGGGGATGACATCATTGTCCCTTGTGAGTTCGCTGATGACGTGATTGCTGCTCTGAAATTCTTCGGGTTTAAGCCTAACCCAAAGAAGACTTTCTCCAAAGGCCCCTTCCGGGAATCCTGCGGAGGAGATTTCTTCAATGGAGTGGGGGTTCGCCCCTTCTCCCCTGACGAAGTCCCGTCCACTCCAGAGCAGTGGATTGCTTTCCACAACGGAGTGCGTCGTGCTAGTCTTGCGACCACCCTCGATCAGAACCGTGTAGTTGTGCTGGGTCCCCCGTGTCCGAGTCGGAGACGGGTGCTCCAGCGCTTAACCTACAAGGCTGAAAGAGAACTCCCGCGCCTTATCAGGGCGTGTCGAGGTCCGGAAGTGTTAGGCGATCTCGTACTCCACAAAGCTGAGTGGAATACGCGCTGGCGCGGCCAGATAGGATACATAAGAGTCTACCGACCTCTCAGTCCCAACAGGGCTGTTGAGCGAGGGTTTGCGGACTCGGCTGTATTGGCCGCGGCTTGTTACGGCGCCCAAGCCGATCCTCCTTGGAGATCGGTTGAGGGACGTTTCCCGCTAGCGCGGGGCTGGGCCATTCGTGGCTCCAGGGGATACAAGCTAGGTTGGGTGGCTTATAGTTAGCCACTAATCCGGGCCACCTCCTCGACGGGGGGACTCGGTACGTTTGACCCTTGCCGCTAGGCTTGGG